GGCGCATGATCCACGGCCGGCCGATGGGTACCCACTCGGCCTTGCCATTGACATACAGGTCGATCATCTTGCGCGGGTTCTTTTCCTGCAGCGGCTCGACGCGAATCTTGACCAGTTCTTCCATGAACATCATCTCGTCGAAATCGCTCTTGGTAAGCGAATTTACGACAGGCTCGATCTCGATTGACTCGCGGATGATCGGCTGGTCAAGGTCGGGGAGAACGAACTTGCCGGCGGTCTGCTGGCCGACTTCCATGTCAGCGGTATGAGCTAGTTCTTGCATGTGATACTCCTTGTGTGGTTGGTACTGAGAAGCCGCCCGTACGTGACGGGCGGCTTGACGCTACCTACTACTGTTACGAGGTCTGCGGGCGGTCCGGCAGGGTCATCACATCGACTGCCGTCACGGTAATACCGGTGGCATTCCACAGGCTGGTGCCGAAGGCAAACGCCGCCGAGTTGGTCGCACCCTTGATCAGCGCATAGCCAAACGGGCAGTAGCCGTCGGGGATGACGGGGAACTGCGGCGCGACCATGAAGGTGCCGGCCACAGGATCAACAGGGACGATCGGACCCTGAACGATCTTGATGGCAGCAGCGGCCGTGGCGTCACCCTTGTAGCAGAAGACGAACACGGAGCCGTAAGCCGTACCGGGGTTGCTGCCGGAAGCAGCGACACCAGCGGGGATCGGAACGAACGTGGTGCCGGTGTTCGCATCGGTCGTGCCGGTGGCAGCACCGGCCGCAGCGGCGGTGCTGTACGCCTTACCCTTGATCGAGTAGAGCGTGGCACCAGTGGTGGTGAAGGTAGCCACAGCGCCGGACAGCGCCAAGGTCGCTTTGCTGACGCAGATGGTCAGCGGGTAGTGTTGAAGAATATCAGCCATGATATTTCCTTTCAGGAATTGATTACAGAAGAATGCTCGGATCGGACGCGCCGGTAACGTCGGTATAGACCACCGTTACCGTGCCGCCCGTCAGAGCAGTAGTGCCGCCAGTGAACACGCTGGCACCTGCCGAGATCATCAGGAAGCCGATCATTGCCGAACCCTCGGGAGGAGTCGGGAATTTCACGGCACCTACCGTCGCGGCTTCAGTGCCCATCCGCGCAGATACCGTGCCGGCCGCGTTGCAATACAGGCACATGACGTTGTGCTTGTTGGCCGAGACGCTGTTTGCTGCAACGAGCGTGTAGATCGGATCGGCCGCCGCGAGCGCCACATAGACGCCACCCGCCACCAGCTTGACAAGGCTGGTGAGTTTGACGTTCGTCGTGACCGTGGCAATAGCCAACGTGCCAGCGTTGAAGGCTTGACTCGACAGGCGATCGGCAAGCGCGTTAAAGATGGGACGAATTGCGTTCTTGTCGCCAACGGCTGCGATACCAGCGAGTTGTTGTCCAACTGTGTTTTGCATGATTTTCTCCTTGAACGACCCTCCCGTGGATTACAGGTTGGTCACGCCGACGTTGGCAACGGCCAGCCAGCCATAGTTCTCGACCATCGCTGCCTTCCACCAGATCGTGCCGGCATAGCCGCGCTGACCGAAGGGATCGCTCTTCGACTTCTGGCCGGGCGGCAGGAAGGTCGGATCAAGGGACTCCTTGCCGCGCACTGCGACTTGCGACCACGCATCTTCGGCCGCCACGATCAGCGGATACACGTCGATGAGGGTGCCCGTCGTCGAGTACAGGCCGAGCGTGCCGATCGCAGCACCAACGTCCTGATAGGACGGCAGGTCGGGCGACGTGACGAAACGGAAGCGTTCGCACTTGCCGACTTCGTTTGCCATCGGGGTACCGCTGGCATACTTCTCGACAGGGGTGAAGCCCGGCAGGTCGCGGATGTCCGGTTCCAGATCGGTGTGGCAATACACAATGAAGCCGGAAGCAACAGCGTCGGTGCCGTACTGGTTGGAAGCTGACAGGACGCGAGTAACGCTCTTTCCGTGGTTGGCCTGAAGCGACTTGACGATCTTGCGGATCAGCGGCAGCGTGAGCTTGCCATTGACGGTGCTGCGGCTGGTGCCGGTACCGCCGTACCACTGGTTGGTACTGGCCTTGACGATGCCATAAACGATCATCTCGTTCACCAGTGCGACGCGCTCGCCGATCTGTTCCTGCATGGCCTGCGGGATGTCATCCTCGTACAGGTCATAGGTCTTATCGCTGAAGCCATACAGGCAGGAGTACTGTTGCATGACGACAGAGATGTCCATCGGGGTGATGGACTCGGGCAGCACGGTCACGCCTTCCTGCGTCAGGTGCGCATTGACCAGAGCCTGTGCGCGGTCGCCGGTAGCGTTCTGGAAGAACTGGTTGGGGTTGGTGGTGGTCGCACCGTAGGGCACCCAGCGACGGGCGACATACGTGTCCGAGTTGTTCTTCGGGAACTTGACCTGCCGGCCGCCCTTGGCAAGGACTTCAACCGGTACGGCATGCTTCAGAATCTGACCTTTGAACTTGTTGATTCGCCCAGCGGTCAAGGCGAAGGTTTGCATTTGGCCCATGATGGACTCCTGTAGAAAAGATGACGGTTATGACGGTGACGTTCAGCCCTTGAAGCCTGAGTTGAAATCGTCGTCGTCGCTCGGACTGGCGTTAGGCGCTTGCCCACCACTGCCCGTTACTTCTACTGCGGCGTCGAGAACTTCCCTTCGCCCTTGCGCCTTCTTCTGCACGGCCTTGAATTTGGTCAGTGCATCGGTGAGGATCGAGGCGCTATACGTTGACCTGACTCGTGTCTGGTATTCCTTCGGCTGCGTAGCGAGCCATTGCCTGAACGGTGTGTCGGGGATTGCCCCCTTGTCATCAGGTATGCCGATGGTTTCCTTCCACTTCTCGTCGAACTCGTTCAACGTCTCTTCAGCGATTGCACGACGGACGCGGCGCTCGATTGCCTCTTCGTCAATGACAGGTGCTGAAGGTTGGGCGGCATCTTGCAGTGCCGGGTTAATGGTGCCGGTGTTGCTGTTGATCAGATCGACCAGCTTCTGGAACGACTTGAACTGCAGCTTGCCCATCTCGGGGAACTCTGCCGCCAGATCGGCGACGACTTCCTCGGTCAGTTCAATCTTGCCACCAGCAGGAGCAGAGGACTTGAGTTGGTCGATCACACGCTCGATGCCGCCGATCTTTCCGAAGGCTGTACCGAACTGTTTCTCCAGCGAGGTTTCGATCTCTTCGATCCGTGCCACGCCATCGAGCAGCTTGCGATACTCATCCTCGGGTACCGTCAGCATCTTCGGTTCGTCAGCCGGCGTAGCAACGACAGCTACCTCGTCACCAAAGCCACCGTCGAACTCAGCAGATTCCTGCTCTGCTGTCGGTGCATCAACCACTACATTGTCATCTTCCATGTCATGCTCCTAGTTATCAACGACCGGCGTTTCCGTGGGTCGTCATCCTTGCCGTGGTCCCTTCGGACGGCGGCACCTACATTCCCTGAACCGAAATTTCTTCCGGCTCGGGCGAATCCATATCCAATATCGCACGGCACTCAGCGATCCGACCGCGCAATGCGGCAGTCTCTTTCTCGCTCAGTGCGGGGTTGTCGTTCTCTGTACGAAGCTGCGAGAGGCGTGCGGTGTAGTGCGCACGCAGCGCCTGCCACAGAGGGTTCAGTGCTTGGGCGTCATTGAGTCTCATGCCAGCCTCTTCAGCTTGAACAGGGTACGCTGATACAGCGCCACGATCGCATCGAGCAAATTCAGCAGCGACGGGTCTTCCTGACACGTGTCGTCACGAGTGGCCTGCAGCCAATCGATATCGTCCTGCATCTCTGCCTCGATGTCGTACTTGCCTACCGTCAGCTTCACGTCGAAGTCGCCGACCAGATCGAACATGCCTTGGTATGCCTCGACCAGATCATCGACCGCACCGGGCAGCGCCTCGTAGAACTCGCCGAGCGCCATGTGCCTAGCGTAGCTTGTCGTGCGGAAGTGCTCACGGTGAGCAGCGTCACGCATCGCGAAGGTACGGGAAACCAGTTCGTCGATCATGCCGCTTGCTCCTGTAATGCAGCTTCCCGGTTACGCTTTCTCGTCGATATCATTCTGGCAATAACATCTGCGGGACGTTTCTTCCCGATAAAATGCGCCACTCGGCTGGCTATACGCTCGGCTGTTTGTTTCTTCCCGACAAGATGTACTACTCGTTTTGACACATGCTCGGCAGTTTGTTTACGACCTACGTTTGCATCAAGCAATGCTTTCTTTACATGATCGGGGCGAGACTTTCCGATCTTCGAGGCGGCAATACGCGCCTTAGCTTCGTCTGTGTGCCGATAATTCAACATCCGTTCGCGAGCGCGCTGCTTGAATTCATCGCTATGTTTGTACCCTGCCGGGCTACCTGCAACCTTGTAGATGTTGAATGCAGGGGCCAACATATCTAACCAGAATTGCTCTCTTTGTAGCAGATGCGCTCTGTCTTCTACACGTTCAATAACCGCAAAAGCAAAATCCGCATCACCGTATTTGTTCCAAGCATTCTGCAATATCTGGTTAGCATGCTGCCCCTTACGGAGCCGACTTCTATGTCCTTGCCACCTGCTCGCTACATTGACAGCACTGCCAATGTAGAACTTGCCAGTCGTGATATTTGTTATCAGATAGATACCAGCGCTCATGCTTGAAAAGCCTCCCCGTTCGGAGCACGGCCGGGAACTTCGACGGCTGGTGTAGCCACCTGCGGTGTCGGATTCCTGTGCTTGTGAAGGTCGATTGCAGCGGCACCAAGAGCAAGTTCTTTCTGTGTACGTAGCTTGAGAACGGTATCTGACAGTTTTGCTTTAATAGTTTCTAAGGTTTGTTTCGTCTTATTCGCGTACTCGATTAGCGCCAGTTCGCGACGCACGGCCAGTTCCTCGCGACGCGACTGGAACATCATCTGCGTCTGCGTCGTCTCGGCCTGCACGAACGCTGTGTCGCGATCCATGTCGCGCTTGATCTGCGACTGGCGTGTCTGGTTCTCCATCTGAGCAGCCTGCAGTTGCGCCTGTGCCCTGATCTGCGCAGCCTGTACGGCCGGTGCCGGCGGTGGCTGACGCTTCGCCATCTCTGCCTTCTCTTCGTCGGTCAGTTTCAGGCTGCGGTAGTCGATGCGCTTGCTCTTCAGGTACTCCTCCATCACCCGAGCGGGGCTCAACTCGAAGGCGGGATTGAGCGACGGCTCGACCAGTTGCTGGATGACCTGATCCTGAATAGCGCGCTCGACCAGAGCGGACGATCCGTGGGCGTTGATATTGAAGTCACCCTTCTCTTCATTCGGTACATCAGGATCGAGCAGCAACCACTCGTAGTAGTCGCGGATCAGCGGCTCGGTGATGCAGTCGTCGCACGTCGTGGCGATGCTGCGCAGTAGCTGGTTCGCATTGTTGTTCTGCAGCGCCGCCGCACCGTACGTGTCGGGCGTCGTCGCACCGCTCTGTCCTTGCGAGATCAGCGGGATGTTCGTGCTCTCCTCGGCGATACGGAATGAGTACTCGATGATGTTCATCAGCGACTGCTGTCGATCGGGAATCTCGACGGCAGTGAATGCCTTTGTCATGTCATCGATTGTTGCGTCGGACTTCTTCACCCACACCTTGTTCGGCGTGATGATCCACTTTCCATCGACAGGCACGATCGACGTACGATCGATGATCAACTGCACGCCTGCACTCTGGCCGGCATTGGTCAGCATGGCGCGCGTGGCACCGTTGCAGATCACCTGTGCCGGCGAACACTGCTCACCGACGCCGACGCCAGCCCAGTGACCGCTACGACGACGCCACGGGAACACACGGTACGGCATGCGACCTGTATCGAGCGGATTCAGCACGACACGGACGACACGCTCGTTGATCAACGTGGCGGTGACATGGTATGACTCGCGCTTGACTGCGGCATTCGCCAGTTTTTCGTTGGCGGCCATCAGGTCTTCAGCACTGATCTCGCCGTAGAAATGGAACAACTCGAAGCGGCGCGATCTGATCTTCGGATCATCGACTGCGCTCGGGTTACGTGATCCGTCTTCAGTCAGATAACATTTGGACGGACCCTCGACCAGCACAGCCTCGATCTCGCTCTGGATATAGCCGCCGACATCGGGCAGCTTCTTGACTTGCAACGGCGACATGTAGTCGCGTTCGTAGCAGTAGGAACCTTTGGTCACATCCTCACCACATGCGGGATCGGGGAAGAAGTTCCACGGATCGACCTGACGTTCGCCGGGCTTACGTTCCTTCTTGATCTCGATCGCGACGTTGCCTGCTTCGTCACGCATCAGCGCGGTTGATGTACGTGCCTCGACGAATGGACCCTTGAGGATACCAACGCCGATACGTGCCGCGTCGAATAGCACCTTGCGCATCTCGACCGCATGCTTCGCCTCGACGATCCAGTCGTAGATACGCTTCTCTGCGGCCTTGGCGGATGTCGTGGCGCGGGCCACAGCGTCCTTGGCAGCAGCGAACGCATCTTGCGGGGTCTGTGGCACAGGCTGCATGGCAGCGGCCGGCTGGCCGGTCATCAACGCCTCGGGAGCCACGGCCTGTGCCATTGGCTGTGCCGGATGTGGCGGAAGCTCACCGCCGTTCTTCATAACCTGCTTGAGCATCTCGCGAGCGGCGATCAGTTCAGGCACTGGGGTCGGGTCGAACGCGAACGGCTTGTCGTCCATCGGTAGCAGAAGCTCGGACACTTTGGCATGGCCGGCATCGACATAGCGTGCGGTCAGCGGGATGAACACCGTGCTGCGGTTGTCGTCGCCTGTCTTGTTGTCACGGGTCAAGCCGCCCTGCATCGATGTCGGTTTGGCCCACTGCGCCTTCTCCCACTGGGCGCGATTGACATCATCGATCCCAAGGTACGCTTCCTCGGCAGCCTTCCAGACATCCTCGATGCCGCTGGCCTTGCGACCCTCGACGGCGTCCTTGCGAAGCTCGACAAGACGCCCTGCCAGCGCAGCTAGGCGCTTGGTCTTTTCCTCATCGGCAGGCTGCTGCGGGTTGTCCATGTCTTATGGCTCCAAAGTCTTGATAAATGTACGCTATTGCTACAAATGGGTCAATAGCCACAGGCTATCGCCTGACCTGCCGGCGCGCAAAGGTCACATAGTCGATCGGATGCACCACCGGACCGCTGCCCGCATCGAAGAAGCCCATCAGGATCAGGTGTGTGGTAATCATGCTGCACTCCGTAACGTATCGAGCGTCTGTTGCGTCTCGGCCACCAGACCTTCGAGGCGTGTGATCTCGTCGACCTCGCCAAGCTGTACGGCCACAGACATTTCGTTGTTCAGTGCGACCAGCTTGTGTTCAGCAAGCGTGATCAGGTCCGCGATCTTCATGCCGTGCTCCTTTATACCAACGGTATCAATTCTTGCGAGAGGACTGCGAGGTGTGATTGCAGCAGGACACAGTCGTAGTTAGTGGAGCCATCGACTGCGCAGTACGCAGCCATTCGATTGCCGATTGCCGCCGTACCGGACTGCACGAAATCGGTCGGTGTGCAGGGCGACATCACGCGATTCTTCACGTCGAAGCGATAAATCTGGTTTATGGCGCTGGCCGTGTAGATGTTCATGTAGAACATGCGACCTTCATTATCGAACGGGCTGTACGCACCGCTGGTTCCGGTAGTCAGCGCAATAGCACCATCGATGGTTATGGCGCTCGACCACGTACCTGCAATTGCACCAGCGATGTCCAGCGTGTCAACCGTCGCGGCACCGCCGCGGAAGAAGTGGCAGTGCGAGTGCCGCGCATTGCGGGCCGCATCGGGCTGGATGCCGAAGCTGGGTGCCCACATACCGCCGGCTGCACCGGCAGCCCCGGCCACACCGAAGTACGTAGCGTGCCACGCATTCGCGGCGATGCTGTTCGTACCGTTGTTGACAGTCTGGTCGCCGTAGTTGTAGGTATAGACCGACGTGTTCGCCGTAGTCCGTAGCAGCAGCAGGTTGGGTAGCTCGATGACATACTTGGCCGTTGCGCTCGGCGTCACCGTCCAGTTGCTGCCGAGCGTATAGACCGGCGATGCGCCGCCCGTATGAGAAGCAATGATGCGCCGCTGCCCGACTGCCGTCACGTTGGTAGTGTCCTCGACAATCCGAATCTGGAAGTTCCTGTATTCGTTCGCCGCAACGACCGCATCACCAAGCGCCGCTTGACCAGTGATCGTGCCAAGCGCAGCAGCGGTAGCGGTCAGGGCATGACGGCTTTCTACACCAGTGTCATATACGTACGCACCGGCCACCATGCCTTCACCGGGAGCCATGTCGTACGGTGTGTATTGTTCGTCCAGTACGAGCATGGCCGAGTCTGTCGTCAGCGTGGCAGGCAGGTTCGTTATCGACAGCGTGGTCGAGAGGAAGTTACTCGCCACCTCGTAACTGCGGAAGGCGTTGGCTGCAAGCAAGCCAGATGACAACATCATCACACGGCCAGCGACAATCTCGTAGCGCGAACCGGACACCGGAGTGAAACCAAACGACGATATTACGTTGATCGTCGGCGTTGCACTAGCGGTATTCGCAGTGATGTACCGCTCGGCCGTCTTGCCGCTACCGCCTGCACCGTTGTCAATGATCCTGATCTTGAATCCATACTCACCCGATCCACCGCGATTCGCCAGCATGTTTGTGCCGACCGCTGCAGGCAGGGCCGTAGTCAGCACCACAGAGGTCGTCGTCGCACCAGCCGCGATCGTACCGACCAGACCGAGCGACGGCGCAAAGGCCATCGCAGCACCCGCACCGAACGTACCGGCAAGCGCGGGACTCTGTATGAAGTTCCACGCCTTCGTCACAATGTTGAAGCGGTTCAGCACCGTAGCACTGACAAGCTGATAGACGAACGGATTGCGCGACAGACCGGAGCGCATGTCACTGGCAAGACAGACTGCTGCAGCATGCGCGTTAGGTGCAGCCGGCACCTGCCGCCAGCGCAGCATGTCGATAACCTTCTTGAATGTATTTGCCATGATGCCCCCTTATGTAATCCGCGAGCGCACGTTGAGCGCCCAAGCCGTACTGTCCATTGCGTTGATCATCATCGCGCCGTTGCGACCATCGATGTTGGTCAAGCCGGTGACGGTAGTGATGGTTCCGCTTTCGATGATGGCCGTTTCGCGCATGCGGTTCAGCGACGAGTCGAAACCCATCGGCGACATGAGCATCTGCAGGATGCGCCACAGGAAATTACCCGATGGTGTATCGACGACAGGTAGCGGATTTGCAGACGATACGGGAGTTGCCTCGTTGTCCGCACCGAACTCCATCTTCGTGTAGGGATGGTGCGCACCGCCGACCTCGTCGGTAGCGAAGATGTAGCCCCCTGCGCCGGGGTTGGATGTGACGTTATCGGCCATCGCTTGCTCCCACCGCTGCGGCGCGGCACTTGTGGTAAATGCCGGTCACCTCGACCAGCTTATTGACCGTCGCGCCGAACGTATCATCGACCAGCGGCGGCAGTCGCTCGGGGCACGACGACACGGCGACAGGATTGCCCGCATCGAGCTTGACCGGTACGGAACATGCGGTGAGCATCAGGCAGAGCATGAGGTATCTCATTTCGCACCTCCCGACAGAGCTTCGTTGATCGTCTTCATCACGTCCGGCGTGTTCTTGCAGTCGCGATACACCGGTACCTCGCGAGTCTGTGTCTCCAGCGTCTGCTTGATCGTGACGTTACGCACGTCGATCTTCGCAATCTCATGGGCCGTGGCAGTCAGCGCATCGCTCTTTCCCTTGGCTTCAGCCAGTTCGAGCGCATCGCGGTGATCGTTCGCAACCTTCCAGCCACCGGCTGCCCCGATCGCCACCAGCACCGCCATGACTACGACATAGACTAGAGGATTCATTCTGTCTTCCCTTCCGTATAGACCTTAAAGGCCGCCGCTTGCAGGGCCGCAAACGGTCCGGTCACTGCTGCCAGCGTTGCCGCCACGTCGTAACCGCCGACACCTGCCGTTGCGTTAGCGAACTCAAACGCCCATGCCGTAACGCGCCATGTCATCCACATGGTGACGCACAGCACCAGCCGACTGAACGGCCGGCGCGTCAGGTTGTTCAACAGCCGCCACCACAGCGACATGCGGCGCTCTTCGGTCACGGCTCGCACCCAGCGGACCACAGGTAAATGAAGGTATGCGTGCCCGGCCCGAGATGCTCGACCAATGCAGTCAGCGTATCGACGCTATGCAGGATGCCCTGCTGCATCTCGCCCGACTTGTTCTGTAGCTCGCCGTAGCCGCTGCCGACCAGCGTGCAGCCATGCACGTTCGTTACGAGGTCGCCGCCCTTGCCATCACCGTCGACATCCGCCAGCGTGTCACCTGCGAAGTTGCCGTTGTGGATCAGGCAATCCTGCCGGCCATGCTTGTTCTCCAAGCGCACGACGGTTCGCTTCAACATCGGGCTGTCCCACAGCCAGCCGTTGTACTGATCGCCGATGATGCACGACTCGCCGCGACGGTTGTCACGCCACGGCAGTTCAAGCGTATCGCATACGAAGCCGTTGGCCGTACCGAGCTTGCCGGGCGTGCCCCATACCTGCGACTTGCCGCGTCGGATGGTGACGATCATTGTCGGTGCTCCGTGCGATGGGAAATGCATTCCGACTTGTCAGCCTTACTGTCGAGCTTGGCGAACACTTCCTTGAACAGTGTCTCCATACGCTCGATCAGGTGCCGGATGCCTTCCTGCCTGACGTATGACGTTGCCATCTCCAGCCGTACTGCAGCTACATCCTTGTCGATACGATGCAGTTCGTCATGCAACGGGTCCAGCGTCTTGAGCTTGGCATCGACCGTCTGGAACCTGTCATCGATGCGCCTATCGCTGGCGGCGAATTTCTCGTCCATGCGGCGCATGTACTGACCCATGCCGATCTTGCCGAGCGCCCACAGCGCGCCGACGATTGCAACAGCAACCGAGATCAACTGACCCATCGTTATGCTCTCCATGACTTACCCCAGCAGTTTTGCAATCGACTCACGGGCTGCAGCGAGCTTGCCTTCGAGGTCATCCAGTTCAGCACGGGCCGCAACAGCACGCTCTGCTAGGGCTGTCTCGTCGTCACGCATGCGCACCAGTTGGTCACCGAACGACGTGATCTGCTCAACCAGCGCATCACGCTGCACCTGCGCCGGAGCGAGGAGCGCATCGGCCTGTACCTGCGCAGCCTGTCGCGCCACCTCGATGATGTTGGCCGCCTTGGCTTCCGCATCAGCCTCGATACCGGCCGCCTTGGCCTGTGCGTTGCGCGTGCTGGTCGCAACCTTGGCTCGCACATCAACCAGTTCGCGATCGGCATCGGCAATCTGTGTCTGCAGGCCGGCCAGCGTTGTCTTGGCTTCCTCGATCTGGTTAGTTGCAGCATTTGCCTGCTCTTCGATCTGCTGCATCTGGTCGAGCGTATCGGCCGCGTCTGTCAGTCCCTTGACGAACGTAGCGAAACGACGCAGGTCGCCGGCTACTGTGGATTTGTTTGCCATTGTCATGCTCCTTTAGGTACGCAGCGGATTGGCGCGACGCATCAGCAGATAGACGCCGATGCCGCTGGCAGCGCCGCCCGTGATCTTCGGCCGGATGAAGCGCGGCCGCTCGACGATCTGCTTCATCGCATCGGTCAGCGCCGTGAAGCTCAGAGCCGCACCTTGCGCATTGTTCAGCGTGTTGTAGTTCGTACCGTCGTTGCTGCCCTCGATGACGATCGTTGCGCCACCGATCGTGCCGATGATCTGCACGCAGTTGTCGGCCCACTCGGGCAATTCGACGGCCGTAGCCGCACCATCAGCCGTTGCACCGCCAGTCCATGAGATCAGACGCGCGCTGCCGTCTCCCTCGCTGATCGGCGTCGGTCCAGTGATTGTCCATGCCATTTGTCATACTCCTTCGGTTAAAGCCCTGAACCGGGCGAGTGCGGTTGATAAGCGGGAACTACAGGTAGCCGATCCTCAACCACAGGGGCCGGCGGTACAGCAAAGGTCAGAGCGAGCGAGTCGAAACGGTCGGGTGATTTGATCCCGCGCCGCTTCGCATCGTCCTTGGATTCCAGCAGCAGTTCGCCGGCCCGGTAGCCGTACTGCAGCGCGGTCAGGTCGGTCATCAGGTCAGGGTCGTTCGGGATCGATGCGCCGATCAGCCACTCGCGCACGTTCGTCGCCATCTTGGCCCGCAGGTTGTAGTTCTGGCCGTCGTCCATGCGGATCGACGAATTGACATCGATCACGGTCTTGGTGATGCGGCCGGTCTTGTTGTCGATCTTGTCGGGCCACCATGCTCGCATCATATCGGCCACACCGGCACCGATCCCGATCGTATCGACAGCAATCTGCTCCAGCCGGATGTTGTAAGCGGCGATCTCATTGCGCGCTCTGGCCGCCGTCTGCACCAGATCATGCTTGCCCCACACGACCTGTTTCAGCAGCACCCGGCCGCGCCGGATCGACAGGACCGTCTTGTCGTCACCGAATCGCGCCACGTCCAGCCCGCACAGCAGGCCGCCGGTTGGCTGCACTTCCATCGGCCCGCGCGACATGGCAGTCCGCACCAGATCGCCGCTGATGAAACTGTTCGCGATCGAGCCTTCATAGTTGCGGTCGATCTCCTGCGCCACGATCACCGGATCGAGCTTCGAGCACTGGTCGCGATACCACGCTTCGTCCTTGCGCAAGTCTTGCCGCCAGTCGAACACAAACTTGGCAATCTTGCCGCTGTGCGCTTTGCGATAGAACGCATTGCCCGGCCCGTTCGGCGTGCTCACGTCGATCTTGCAGTTCGAGGTCTGTGACAGCGCAGCGTCTATGCTTTCAGCATGTTCGTAGAATGCGCTCTCGTCCTTGAAGTAGATCGATGTCCGATTACCTCGGCCGATGTTGTCGCCAGCCTCGCCGACGATCGCAGCGCCATTCTCTGGATTGAGGATTCGCATATGCGGCGCGTGCTGCTTCTCGTCGTAGCCACGCGGCCGTAGCTCCTGTGGTAGCAGGCCGATGAACTGGCGCACCTTCCAGAACAGCGACTTCGGATCACCGAGCTTATCGACGTACTCTTCCTTGCGCGAACCGAAGCCGACGACCGTGCCCTGATGAAACCGCCACATCCAGACGGCGAACGCGCAGCAGAGCCACGATATACCCATGTCGCGGGACTTCTCAGCCAAGCCGTCTGATCTGGCAAGCCACCGCTCACGCAACCACTCAACAAACTCAACCTGCCTCGGGAACAGAAGGAACGGCACCATCGTCGGCTTTCCGATTTCCGCTTGGCGCGGATCGAAAGTGATCCCCCAATCGTTGATAAACGCGACGGGGTTTTCCTTGTAGAACGCAAGCACGCTCGGCACAAGTTCAGGCTTCGCACGTAGCCGTTCAATAGCGGCGATACGCTCCAAAAATATTGGGTTGTAATCGGGGTTCTTCCAATCGAAAGAAGCAATCGCACTCATAGCTTCTCTGCCCCGCCGATACCGATCATCTGTTTGTAGGCATCCTCGGGCGTCAGCGTCACGTCTGCTTTACTCTGAATGGGCGGCAGGTCATCAGCGCCACCGAGCGCCATCTTGTCGCCGAACTTCTTCGGCTTGAGCTTGGACAGCAGCCACTGGCGAGTCTGCACGCGCAGCCTGCGATGATCGATCATGTCTCGCGTCTCGAT